TTAAACACTTGGCATCCCGCACTCCAGCGGTCTACGCGTGTTGAATTTCTTCCTGCCTTGTGGATGTTAACCCCAAAGAAGCCAGTGTCGATGGAGTCACTAGACATGTCGAGCGAACTGTCGCGATTGCCATCCCGCCAAACGTTGATGGGGGCGCCGGTTTGGCAAAGGGCTTCATACTTACCCGCATGCTTGCCCAGCTTATATGCACCTGAATATTGGCCCGGGCACATGATCGCAGTCCCATCCACATTCATAGGGTGTTTTAGCCAATAAAGTCCCGGGTCCGTAGTAATCTGATATGAATCTACGATCCACCGTTTATAGGAGTCGCGATAAATGACCAGGAAGAGATCGTCAAACCTGTTGACGCGACCTTGCGGATTGCGTACGCCAACAAGATTAAGGTTAAAGGAATGATTCCCATCAAAAAACCTATACTCTTTTGTCTCAAATACGTTACGATACTGGTCCACCAGTAACTCGGCATGGTATCCCCTTAGTCGCGACATTCAGCAACCCCCTCTATCTTGGTCCAGCATGCGGGACACGTCAAGTGAACCACTTTCTTTTCTGATACAACGGTTACCATCCAGCTCTTCACAGTTTCTTTGTTGCGCTCAAACTTCGCTGCGCATATGCAACACTCTGTAGGGTGATTGATCATCGACGCAGCCTGATCAGCAAGGCGCTCTTTAGCATCGCGGCGCTTTTGTTTGCGCTTCTCTCTATTAACCTTGCGTAACTTTTTCACTTGCCTGTTGAACCTAACGCACCAGTTCCCCGATCGGAAATGGTAATGGGGTACCAGTCATAAATGTCAGGCGAGTCCGATGCCACAAAGCGTGCGTGAACAATAGGGACCACAACCGCTTGGGCTACTTTGTCTCCCGGTTCCAGGACTTGAGAAGTGGTGCCAACGTTATGTAAGTTAACAAACACTTCCCCCTCATAGCCACTGTCTACCACGCATGCCCCAACAAGTAATTGCTTCTTGTAGGCCACGCCGGACTTGTTTTTAATTTCCAACATGTACCCGTGAGGGATCCCAAATGTACAACCAGTGGGAACCAAAATAGTTTCTCCCGGCTCAATTTTCAGCATCGTCTCAGACGCTTCAGTGGGAACCCACCTTAAGTCTAATCCTGCATCGCTTGGGTTTGCCCTCACGGGCGGGTGTTCATTTCCTCTTAACATGTGGTATTGTAAAATCATTTTATATCCTTTCTGGGCTTTCTGAAAACGAAATATCTACGTTCGTGTCTTCCAGATACCTCTTGATGTATTGTTTCCAAGACTGTTCATTGCCAGCCTGAATATGAATCCGGTCTCCTGTATAGGAACGTAAGTTCCATTTGCCCACTTCCCTTAATATATCGACCTTATTAATAACCAGATCGGTTACTCCATTAAGCATGATGGCTCGCCTGAGCATGCGCACATCGAGCCAGTTGCATTGCCGGGGTCGTCCAGTGGTGGCACCGAATTCATTTCCCAACTGTTGAATCAAATCAAATGTTCGTCCTTTCCCATGGAATTCCTTCGCACCCACATAAGTGTCGTATGCTTTAGTGACTCCATAAACGCGGCGTACAGCCTGCGGCGGAATGCCGTTGAGAAGCGCCCCAGCGGTCGTACAGTGGCTTGAAGTTACAAAAGGGTAGTCCCCCCAATCGACATCCAAACCAAAACCTTGGGCGCCCTCACACAGCACGCACGGACTAAGTAGTCCGTTATGTAATTCATCATATAAATTAATAAGATAAGGACCATTCTTTAGTGATTCAACATCACCGGCGCGGGTACCAGAGCGACCATACTTATCCCGATAGGCTGGTCCATTACCCCGCTTGGTGGTTCCAATAGCGGTGTCGGCTCCATCTTCCTCCATGTGCTCTGAAGTGATGATGTGAGCGCCTTCCTCAATAAAGACGAGACCTCTCGTACGAATACCATTAGCTTCCAGCTCTTCGAGTTCGTGATGGAACTGCTCAAGGTTAACCACGCAGCCGCGGCCGATGATGGATTTAACACCGAAGAATACTCCGGCGGGTATATGATGGGTCACAAATTTCTTGCCCTTGTGGTATATGGTGT